AAATACTCAATGGAATACCACAGACCCAATTTTAAATGAGGGTGAATTTGGATATAGCACAACAGACTCACAATTCAAAATTGGTGATGGATCAACAATATGGTCTGAACTAGATTATGTTCCAAGTGCTACAAGTCTTGGATCTAGTTTAGGTGATTATATTGAACTTACCGAAAAAGGTGCGATAGACGGTGTTGCAGAACTTGATGGAAGCAAAAATATTCTTGCACCAGCAGGCATTATCTTTGAAGGTACAGCAGATGCTCACGAAACAACTTTATCGGTAGTAGACCCAACTGCTGATCGCACAATTACTCTTCCAAACACTAGCGGTACAGTTATTACAACTGGAAACCTTTCAGACATTACAAACATTGGTACATTTAGTTCAACAATCACCATGGAAGGTTCAACAGCAAATGACTTTGAACTTACCCTTTCAGCAGGAGACCCAACCGCTGATCGTACTATTACGTTCCCTGACGCTACAGGAACCGTAGCACTTACAACTGATATAACATTTACTTCAGATCTATCTTCATACGCTACTCTATCTGGTGCTACCTTTACAGGTGCTATTTCTGGAACAAGCCTGACACTTTCAGGGGACTTAACAATTAATGGAACAACTACAACCATTAATTCAACTACTCTTACAGTAGATGATAAAAACATTGTTTTAGCAGATGGCAATACTTCAGATGCCTCAGCAGATGGTGGTGGTATTACATTATCAGGTGCTACAAGCAAAACCTTTAATTGGATAGATGCTACAGACGCTTGGACATCTTCAGAACATATGAACTTGCTTACAGGAAAGTCTTATAAAATTAATAACACTGCAATTTCAGCAGCCTTACCAGCCCTTACATGGGGAGATGTTAAAAATGGTAAGTCTGGTCTTGTAATTAGTTAAACTACTTTGTAATACTAAAAGTAATACCCTTAAGTAAAGGTTTAAACTAATTTAAACACGCATAAAAAATGTTTATAATTTTATGATATACTAAGAGTACTTTACAGTTAGTAAAGTTCTTACACTTTTTTTATTGAGAGGTTACAAATTCTTATGTCAGATATCTTTTCTTTTCGTTTACTAGATGATTTCGTAGCAAAATACAAGGATACTCCAGCACCGTTTGGTTTCTCAGACGCTGGATCAAACTCACTTGGAGAAATCACGTTTATCCGTACATACTCTCGTATGAAAGAGGACGGAACAAAAGAAAGATGGTATGAGGTTTGTAAACGTGTAATTGAGGGAATGTACTCAGTTCAAAAGAACCATGCTAAAGAAAACCGTTTGCCTTGGAATGATAATAAGGCTCAGAAGTCTGCTCAGGAAGCCTTCCAAAGAATGTTTGAATTAAAGTGGACACCACCAGGTCGTGGCCTATGGGCATTTGGTACTCCTATGACTATGGAGAAGCGTAACTCTGCATCCCTTCAAAACTGTGCAATGGTCTCTACTCGTGATATTGATCGTAATGATCCAGGCGCCCTTTTTGCCTGGGTAATGGATGCATTAATGTTAGGTATAGGTGTAGGCTTTGATACTATTGGACAAGAAAAAGAATTGGCTATCTTTGCTCCAACAGAGCCACCATCAATTTATGAAATTCCTGATACAAGAGAAGGGTGGGTTGAGTCAGTAAGAATGCTTCTTAATTCTTACCTTCGCCCGAACCAGCCTATACAAAACTTTAACTACGACCTTATTAGACCTCTTGGGGCACCTATTAAGGGGTTTGGCGGGGTAGCCAGTGGACCTAAGCCATTAATGGAATTACATGAGCGTATAACAAAAGTAATTGGTTCTAGATCAGGAGAAAAACTTGACTCTCGTGCAATTGTTGATATTGTAAATCTTATTGGTACCTGCGTTGTTTCTGGAAATGTTCGTCGTTCCGCTACTCTTGCATTGGGTGCAGCAGGAGATGAAGACTTCATTAACCTTAAAAACTCAGAGGTATTTCCAGAAAGAAACTCATTTGATTCAAAAAATCCAGGATGGGCATGGATGTCAAACAACTCTATTGCTGCAGAAGTTGGAACTAACTACGAAGACTATGTAGATCTTATTGCAAACAATGGAGAGCCAGGATTTATCTGGCTAGATGTTGCTCGTAACTATGGTCGTCTTGCAGATGCACCAGACGGGAAAGACTATCGTGTAATGGGCTTTAATCCATGTGCAGAGCAGCCATTAGAATCTTATGAACTTTGTACACTTGTAGAGGTTCATCTTAACCGTCATGACGATAGAGAAGATTTCCTTCGTACATTAAAGTTTGCATATCTTTATGGAAAGACTGTAACACTTATGCCAACACATTGGCAAAATACAAACGGAATTATGCAACGTAATCGTCGCATTGGAACATCTCTTACTGGCATTGCATCTTTTGCAGATACAAAGGGTATGCCAGCAATACGTGAGTGGATGGATGAAGGATATAAAAAGATTCGTCAATACGATCACTCATATTCAGAATGGCTATGTGTTCGTGAGTCAATTCGTGTAACAACTGTCAAGCCATCTGGATCTGTATCGCTTCTATCTGGCGCTACACCTGGAGTTCACTGGGGTCCTGGAGGAGCATTCTATCTACGTGCTATTCGTTTTGGAAATCAAGATCCAATGCTTCATTTATTTAAAGCAGCAGGGTATAAAATTGAAGCAGATCTAGTATCAGCAGATACATCTGTAGTATATTTCCCAGTAGCATCTGGACATCCACGTTCAGAGAAGGATGTAAGTCTTTTTGAAAAGATTGGTTTGGCAGCAACTGCTCAGAAGTACTGGTCTGATAACGGTGTCTCTGTAACATTATCTTTTGACAAAGAAACAGAAACAAAGCATATTGCTCCAGCCCTTCATCTTTACGAAGGAGAGTTAAAGGCAGTTTCATTCTTGCCAATGGGTAATAAGACATACCCTCAGCAACCATACACAAATATTACAAGAGAAGAATATAACGCATATGTTGGAACAATTGGTAAAATTGATTGGTCTGCAATATATGACGGTAAAGATAATTTAGACGCAGAATCTGAGAAGTATTGTTCTACAGATGCCTGCGAAATTAAATTATATTAAGGAATAGATGAAAAAGACATTAACGGTTATTATAAGTAGTTTACTAGTTGTTGGCGGTTTCTTATTTATAAACAAAACAGATGATGACTGTATTAATCTTTATGTTGATTATAGTTCTCTAGACAATGGAACAAAAATAACAAAGTGCATAGATATGCCAAATAATACAATTGCGTTAGAAGTTTTAAAAAAGGCTAACCTTGAAATAGAAGGTACTAAGAAGTATGGTTTGGCTGTTGTTTGTAGAGTTAACAATTTGCCAAATAAAAAGGTGGAATCTTGTGAATCAATGCCACCAGAAAAAGCATACTGGGCAATAATTATTAAAGAAAAGAAATTAATTCCTTTTCCTAAAAGCGAGTGGGGTTGGGGACAACTTGCAATAGATGAACAACTTTTAAGTCCAGGAGATTCAGTAGGTTTGGTTTGGGCTAATGATGGAAAAGTGGTATTTCCATGAAACTATTAGATAAACAAGTAGATCAAAAATCTTCTTATAAAGTAATTGTTCAGTTTGCACTGACCTTGCTTTGTTTGCATATAGCCAATATTAAAACAATAGATATTTGGCGTTCTTTGACAGGACACTAATGGTACATCTAACTCGCATTTATACAAAGACTGGTGATAATGGTCACACATCAACTGCTAATAATGAAAGAATTCACAAGGGCAGTGATCTGATTGAGGCAATTGGGGCGGTAGATGAAGCAAACTCTGCCATAGGAATGGCAACTGATTTTCATAACGATATTATAGATAGAATACAAAGTGATTTATTTGACCTAGGTGCAGAATTGTCTGGTGCCCCAACAATTGTAATATCAGAAGAAAGAATCACATACTTAGAAAATGTAATTGATGACTATAACGAATATCTAGAACCACTGCACTCTTTTGTACTTCCTACTGGTGCTATGCATAATGCTAGAACTATTGTCAGAAGGGCAGAACGTCAGGTTTGGAAAATAAATGGTCTAAATCCAAATATTGCAAAATATCTAAACAGGCTTTCAGACTTGCTCTTCGTAATGGCAAGATACCATAACAAGGGTAATGAAAAGTTATGGGTTCCAAAAAATTAATCTGATACTGCTATAATAAGGGGATAGGAGAAAAATGTCCAATCCATCAAATTTATATGCAGAAAAGATATTTTCTGAGCACCCACTAGTTCTTTGGGCACTTGACGATCAAGCAGATTATATAAGTTTGATTACAGAGGAACAAAGAGATATAGAGTCTCAATGGGATACTTCTGGCGGTACAGCAGAAGCAAGTCTAGGATTTGCAGGACAGCCATTTGGCAATAGCACTACAACAGTTTTAGAAGGTACTGTTCCAGTTGGAGCGACCAATGATATTATATGTATTAGCCCTAACATACTAAACTTTCAAAACTTAAACTCAACTCTTGGAACATTTTCTGTAGGCGCATACTTTTATTCTAATAGCGTATACCTTGAATCTGTTTCTATTGGATATGAATATACAGACACTACTACATCTGCAATTGTTCAAAAGTTTAATACCTTCAATACCGAATTATTTCAAAGTTGGGGATTCGTTTCTGGAACATTTGAAATACCAGACGAAAATACAGACTTTCGTGTAGTTATAAAACTAACAACAACTTCGGGTGGATTTAGTGGAGGAGACTACCAGTTCTATCTTAATGGAATAACTGTAGGACAGTGGGCTGAAGAATTTCATACAAACTCTCTTGGAGTAGAGCCAACTACAGTTCCTTCAACAATTTCTATTGATGCATCAGACGGTATTGCAGCATCTGCATACGGAAGTTCAACAGATACTGGATATTATCTTGCATACAACAATTCTTTAATTGCAAAAAATACAAGTGTTCCTTTAGTGTTCGGTGCCTCTGGTGTAACAAAGATTATTCCTAATGCAAACAATGAGCCATCTTTAATTATTCCTGGAAAAGGTTTCCTAAACAAGGTTGGTCAACATAAAGAGTATACAGTTGAGTTCTGGGCAAGAATAAACTCAGATGCTTATGCCCCTAAAAGAATTTTTGGTCCAATTGCATCTACAGATGGACTTTATGTAGAAGGTGGATTCTTAACACTAGTTATTGGTAAAAAGTTTTCTTCACACTTTGTTGGTGAATGGTTTAGACCAATGCTTATCCATATCCGTGTCATTAGAAATTCAGCAACAGTACTATTAAACGGAGAAGAAATTATATCTTTAATCATAGATACAGATACTCTAGAACTTCCAGCAAAATACGATATAGATGATAAAGATCAAGACTGGCTAGGATTTTATGCCTATACAGATGTAAACCCTATTGAGGTTGATTGTATTGCAATTTATTCTTATCAAGTGCCAGTAACGGTAGCAAAACGAAGATGGGTATATGGACAGGGCGTTCTTTCTCCAGAACCAAGATCCAGAAGACAGTAACTTTATAACCTTTAGACCCAACGTCTCCTGGAATAATGTTCAGTGTTATTTTAATTTTCCAAGATTTAATATTTTAAATAATCAAATTTCTAGCATCTATGGAGTATTCAGCGCTCCAGATCTAACCGTAACACAAACACTGTTTAAAATATATAATACCCTTACAGGAAATTATTTCCTAGTTCAACAAGATGAAGACTTAATTACCTATACTCTTTATTTTGGCGGGACAACTGAAGAGTTATACTCATACAGTAGTATTGTAGAAGATACAAAGTTTGCTGTAGGTATCAACTTAAACAACCTTACATCCAATTTTGGAGAAAATGTTGCAGCGTTCTTTGGCAATCAGAATGGACTAAAGATATATGTTGCTGGAGACGAAACAACAGCAAATACCTTTGAAGGAAAAATATATTCATTTGGAATATCAACATCAGTCAACGCTTTAGAAATATCATCACATTTTACAAACTCTGGTTTTGCAATAGAAGAAGATGCAACAGACTTACTGGCACATACAGCAAGTTACACATTGCTTCCGTCTCAGGCGTATGAAACATTTTTCTTAGATATTGGAGTTTCTGGATACTGGGAAGATTACCTACCGCTATCTTACTTTGCTCAATTTGTTAAGAATGATATTGGTAATGAATTTTATGACTTAGACTTTTTGCAGTTTAACTTGGGATATCCATCTCCATCAAGATTAACAGAAAAAGAAACAACATCTTCTTGGACATATGGAACGCTTAGAGATGTATACTCAAATCCAACACAAAGAACATATTCTCAACTAGACAATAACCTGTTTACTGGCTGGAATAATTATGAAGATATGGCCCAGAGGGCAAACAAATACTATGAGTACGACACCTCAGATGCATCCGTTAAAAGTTATATAACACTTCAATACATAACAGAAGGGGCTAATGCTCCACAAAGTAGTTTTACTACAATTGAGCCAGCAAAGCAGGGATCAATAATTGACATTGATTTGTATCCAGACTGGGAAACAACTAAGTTTGAAGTGGTAAATAATACATTAATCTATCCAACAAAAACTGTTGACTTTAATGAACTTGCTCTTGTTTATCATTTAGAGTTTAATGTGCGAGGAATTCTAAGCAAGCCAATCTCACTGCGTAGACTAGAACTAGCATCACAGGCATTAAGCGATAACTCATTTAATCCTATTGGAACAAGATTTGGAGTTGAAACCGTGGTATTGCTGTTCCTATGAATCAGTCTCAGGCTGCAGACTATAGCGTTAGTGCTATGCAAGTATGGATGAGATACGATGAAGATACTTTCCCATCAACCCCAGTAGAGTTATTTGAGATTGACTATAAAGAAGACACCATAAAGTTTTATATTGTTGCCGATAGCGAAAAAGGAACTAGAGCAAAAATATTTGCTAAGTCACTGCTTACTGGACTAGACTTTAATGGATTAACATATTATTTAAATGGAACCCTTGTAAGAGAGCCAGTTCTAACAGTTAAAGAGTGGTCTGTTCTAGGTATTGCATTTGCAGCATCACTTAACTTAGATTATTACCTAGGTGCAATTAATCTAAATGGACCAATGATATTTAATAATATAGCCTACTACCAAGCAAACAACTTGCAGCAAGTTCAAAAGACCTTAACAAGACCATGGCTCAGAGTTGAAACTGATGGATTTACAAATTTTGAGTGGAACTATTGGAAGAATAATTTTGTTTGGGAAGGCGTTCTTGTAATTTCAGCGTCAGATGCATTTGGAGTTAATCCATCAGACATTTATAAGACATATTTGGGAACTAATAAGATTATTATTGATGATGATGGCGGTATGAATATAGATCTTGACAGATTAAGGATATATAACACCGTTTCTTGGCAGACCACTACCAACACAGCCGTATAATCTGCTATACTTGTGGTTATGGAATCTTTAATTAACCCAAAAACTGGTAAGCCATATGTCAAGAATGTACGTCGCAAGGTAATTGAAAAGCATTATGACTGGGGACTATATGTCTATAAGAAGTCAAATGGAAAATGGTTTACAGACGATGAAGGCTCAATTTTAAACATACCTGCTGAGCGTGGAGATCTTTCAAAGATTTCTGAACTTAGAAGCGCAGCAATATCGCATGGGGATGATGGAGAAGGTAAGGCAGTCTTTGTTCCAGGACTACACAGAATTAGTGAAGAAGAGTATTCAGAACAAAAAGAAAGACTTAATGCTGGCTTAATTCCTTCAATGAACGACCTTGGTGCCTGGCATGCAGCGCAACAAACACTAGACAAACATGGAAGAGACGCATACGAAAATGGCTGATCAAGAATACGTACGTGCAGGATTAAACACGCAAGAGCGTGATGATAATATTTTTAAGTCTCAAGATCCATTTAATAAGTCTTGGGAAAATTTAAAAGACTATGATGGTCTTGACCAAAACTTCCGTCGCAGAACAACACGGAATATGTCAAAATACGTTAACCCAGAAGGCAATGAAGCATATCTAAATGCTGCAAATGTAACTCCATCAGGAGTTGACTCTGGATCAAAACAGATTAATCCTGGAACTGTATATCGTAATGGATATGGTCTATTTGATGTAATTACTCCCCCATACAATATGTATGAGTTGGCTAACTTCTATGACACATCTTTTGCTAACCATGCTGCAATTGATGCTAAGGTAGAAAATGTTGTTGGTCTTGGATACCGTTTTGATGTTACAGACAGAACTATGTTACGTTTTGAAAACAATGATGACCAAGCAGCAGTTGATCGTGCACGTCGTCGTATTGAAAGAATGAAGATTGAACTACGTGACTGGCTAGAAAACCTTAATGACGATGATAGTTTTACAAAAACAATGGAAAAGGTTTACACAGATCTTCAGGCTACTGGCAATGGGTTTATTGAAGTAGGAAGAACTGTTGCTGGAGACATTGGATATGTTGGTCATATTCCAGCAACCACTGTTCGTGTTCGTCGCCTTCGTGATGGATTTGTTCAGATTATTGGACAGAAGGTAGTTTATTTTAGAAACTTTGCAGCAAAAAATCCAAATCCAATGGGAACAGACCCACGTCCAAATGAGATTATTCATCTTAAAGAATACTCACCATTAAATACATTTTATGGAATTCCAGACATTATTGCAGCAATGCCATCTTTGGTTGGAGATCAACTTGCATCTCAGTATAATATTGATTACTTTGAAAACAAGGCTGTTCCAAGATATGTTGTAACTCTTAAAGGAGCAAAACTTTCAGGGGATGCTGAAGACAAGATGTTTAGATTCTTACAGACAGGGCTAAAGGCTCAGTCACACAGAACCTTGTACATACCACTTCCAGGCGATACTGATACCAATAAGGTTGAGTTTAAGATGGAACCAATTGAAAATGGTATCCAGGATGGCTCATTTAAAGAGTATCGTAAGCAGAACCGTGATGATATTTTAATTGCTCACCAGGTTCCAATGTCTAAACTTGGCGGTGCAGACTCTGGCGGAATAGCAGCAGCGCTATCACAAGATCGTACATTTAAAGAACAGGTATCTCGTCCAGCACAAAGACATCTTCAAAAGATTGTAAATAAGATTATTCGTGAAAAGACAGACATTCTTGAACTTAAGTTTAATGAACTAACATTAACGGATGAAATAGCCCAGTCACAGATTCTTGAGAGATATGTTAAAACTCAGGTCATGACTCCAAATGAGGCTCGTGAAAAGTTAGACTTGCCACAAAGAGCGGATGGCGATGAGCCATTTGTTATGTCTCCACGACAAGCAACTGACGCTAGAGCAAATTTAGCGGGTACACGTGAAAGAGATGCAGAACGAACAAATAACAATTCTGATTCAACTACTACAGTATCTGGACGTAATCCACAGGGTGAAGGCAGATCGTCTCAATAGTTGAGAAAAACTTATAAACAAATGCTATAATAGAAACGTTATGTTAACAAACAAGGCTCATTGGGTAACTGAAGGTGACAATGTTCGCCTCTCAATGCCCATCGGAAAAGTAGACATTGAACGCCGTATGGTGTCAGGATTTGCAACGCTTGACAACGTAGATAAACAAGGCGATATTGTAACAACAGAATCCAGCGTTGAAGCATTTAAAAACTTCCGTGGAAATCTTCGTGAAATGCACCAGCCATCAGCGGTTGGAAAGATTGTTTCATTTAAAGAAGATAAGTACTTTGATCCAAGCGACAAGAAATTTTATAGCGGAGTTTATGTATCTGCCTATGTTTCAAAGGGCGCACAGGATGCATGGGAAAAAGTTCTAGACGGAACATACACTGGTTTTTCAATCGGTGGAAATATAAAGACATGGGATGATGCTTATGACGAAAAAATGGATAAGTCAATCCGTGTAATTAAGAATTATGAACTACATGAACTTTCTTTGGTAGATAATCCAGCAAATCAATTTGCTAATATTGTATCTATTGAAAAAGTAAATGGACAAAATGTAGTTGGTGGATATCTTTCAAAGGCAGAAGTTGAAAACGTATTCTGGGATGCAGAAAGCGGTATCGTAATGCTATCAGATGCTGAATCAGCAGTAAGTCCAACCAATGGCAATAAAATGCAAAACATAGGTTTTATAGAAAAGAATGATAAAGAAAATACAGAAATGATAAAATTCTTAGTTGATAGTGCTAAAGGCATTAGTACAATTAAGATTACTAAGGAGGTAAATCCCATGACAGAATCAACAGAAGCAGCAGTAGACGCTGTAGTTGAAAATGCAGAGGTTGCTCCAGAGGCACAACCAGCAGAAGTTGTAGAGACTCCTGCAGTTGCTGAAGAAGTTGCAGTTGCTGAAGAAGCACCTGTAGCAGAAGCAGTTGACGGCGGTGCAGATTCTCCTGTTGCTGAAGAAGCAGCAGTAGAAGTAGAGAAAGCAGAAGAAGCAGTGGTTGACGCCGTTTCAGAAGTTAAAGAAGAAGTTGCTAAAGCAGTTTCAGAAATTAATGCTTCTCTTACTAATGCCTTTGGCGATCTTGCTGCAACTATTAAGTCTCTTAACGAGCAGGTAGCAGCAGTAACAAAGTCTCTTGATACAGTAACAGCAGATGTTAATGGCATTAAGAGTAACTTTAACGAGTTTGGCAAGCGAGTAGATCTTGTAGAGCAAGACACCGCTTTCCGCAAGTCTGGCGATCTAGGCGAGATCGTACAGGAATCACCACAAGTGGTTCAAAAATCCCTATGGGGCGGTCGTTTCCTCACAAATACCGACCTATTTAACTAAGGTATATATCACTAGGAGGTGAACAATATGTCGGAACAAAATACAAATATAGAAAAAAACTATCCAGG